TGTAAACTGGGGCTAAAACGCTGGCGTGCAGTTTTTATAGGGATGCGGGCTATTGGCAAGGGGCTTGCCACAATGTTACTTGTTTACACGACCCACTACTCTGTGGCGAAATTGTATAATTATTTCTGTGTACCCGACAACGTCTATGGTTTTTTTCAAGGAATGATTTCAACCGGCAGTCCCATGTGTATGGGAGCCATGGATATTCTTAAGACCACGCAGACATCTTATGGTTCATTGATTATGCTGGGCACGAGCAGGCTCTTTGTAGATATGCTCAGCCCCTTTAACAGAAATCAAAACAATAAATACACTTCCACGGAAGACCCTAACGTATCGTGAGATAAGCACTAGACAGAAGTCTAGGCCACCACCCCTATGAATTTTTATGGCTTAGGTATAAGGCATAAAGATCCCCTATTTTACAGATGGCCAGCTCCTACGCCACGGTGGAAGGGGCCTTGTACGAACTCGTATCCCGTGGAAAGAAGGACACCTTCTTCTTTGAAGAATCCAAGGACAGCCTCTACGTCTTTGACAACACCTATGAGGCCCAGGCTCCGCAAATGTCCGAGATACGCCGCATTCCTTCCCAAACATCCTGCGATTTCGGCCGAAACCTACAATTTGACTTTGACTTGGTCGGCGATATGATGCGCGATCCCACCCTCGTCATCAAACTGCCTTCCTGGCTTCCCTCTAACATAGAATCTACAAATCAGCGTACAGAGGTGGCAGACTTATCCGGCATTACGTATGGATATACTAACGGCATCGCCTATTTCCTCTTTGAACAAATCCAGTTTTACCAGGACAATATTCTTCTCCAGGAATTTTCCGGCGACGCTCTCTGGGCTACTACACGGTCTACCGACACACTGGCACATTCCTTGCTATCAAATACCTTGACTGGCGTCCACAATGGCACGGCTCTTGATATTGCGAGGAACGCCACGCCCGGTCAACTTCGTCTAGCACTTCCCATCATAGGGTGTCAACAGACCTCCGATCTCGGATTTCCTCAGCGCGCAGCCCTCAAACACACCTATCGCCTCAAGTGTAAGGTCCGCAAGCTAGAAGACCTTGTGGAATCATCCGACGGCAGATATAAGCCAACACCTTGGGGAGCGAATATGTTTCAGCAAACCATCCAAGATGGTACACAAACAGAGTTCCACACCCTCTTTCGCACCCAGATACTACCTCTAGATGTCCAGCTAGAGACGCGCCAAGTATATATACCCCGCGAGTACCAAGATGCTCTTCAAGAGACTCCTCAGAAAATCCCCTTCTTGCGCATGAGAGAAAACATCTTTACCCAGAATCGCGTAGATTATGTAAATGCCGTGGCAGGAGGTACAAGCATCATCAAGCGACTCCTGGACGGCCGTCATCCGGCAGAAAAGATCACCTGGTTCTTCCGCGCGAGACAAGATATCAACGCGAATCGCTTGTGGAAACTAAACACAGGGACACAAACCGCACAGAGTTACTATAGCTCGGCAAATTTCCAGATTGCGGGGCGTGACCGCGAATTGCCGAGAAGCCCCTTGGTATGGCGAGATGTGACGAACTATGCGAAAGAATCCACGGATACAGGCTATGAAATCGGTACAATGAACTGGGGACTCGGTGCCATAGCCCCTCAGCGTTTTCCTGACACCCGTGTAACAGGAGCAGTGAATTTCACCACAGCCGATAGACCCACCTTATATTTCAGTCTAAACCCTGTTCCTCCTGATCCGCTCGTGGGCTCGGCAAACACAGAGTTGCGCGTCATTGTGGAAGGCTGGGCAGAATTCAATACGGATGGAAAAGGCCGCGCGGAATTATTCATGGCCTAAGTTGCCTCCCAATAACCTAGCAGAATGGACAGCGGGTTTCAAAGACCCGGCGGAGACATTACAACTCTCCTGGATCTCACTCCGAGGGACGTCCAGGATAATGAATTTACGCCCCTATCTTCCGAAAAAACCTGGTGGGTAGCCGACAATCTGCGCAAGACCCATCCCTTCAGTCTCAGTGTCCAGCAATTCCCTGTCAGAGGTCCCACAGGCTTCGGCCAGCGATTCACCTTTGACTTGAATTCCTTGTCGGCTGGCGATCTTCTCCTCGGCACCTTTCTTCATCTAGAGCTCGGCCACTGGCTGAGTGACAGCACCCTAGTTCAACTAGAATCCGCAGCACTCGCTTACCACCCGACAGAAGACCCCTGGTATTACGCAAACAGCCTCGGTACCGCCATTCTCCAGCGCGCCGAGCTAGAAATCGGCGACCAGACCATTGAAATCGTGGACGGCGATTTCCTCAATACGGCGAGTCTCCTCTTCGCAGATATCAATACTCAGTACGGCCCCGGCATAGAAGCCCTCGGCAGATACCCACTATCCTCTTTAACACAGACCCCGAGTTATCGCCCCTTCCCCACAACCCGCAGATCTATCCTAGTGCCCATGCCCTTTTTCTTTCAACGAACGAAGCTCCAAGAAGCTCTTCCCTTGCTCGCGTGCAAAGAAGGCTCCGTACGCATCCACATCACACTCCGCCCTTTTGCCGAGTGTGTACGTCGTCTAAGTGGTCGTAGAAGTTGTGTAACAGATGTTCCGTTGAGCCAAATTCTGAAGATAATGGATAAATCTACGGGAGCGATATCACTTACGCAAACATCCTCTATTACTCCCGCATTCAAGAAGATCCAGCTGATTACTTATGGCGCTGTCACAGACGGCAGTGTGCGCCAGAATATTATGAGAAACCCGTTTGAAAACCTCGTGCGCAATGTACAGACCTTTGATTTCGCCGAGCCTCTCAAGTATGCCACCATGTCATCAGAAGATATTATACAAGTCCAACTGCCTCTAGAAGCCAATCATCCGATGGAAGAGATACTGTGGTTCGTACGACGCAAGGAAGTGGCCAATAACAATGAATGGACGAATTATTCTTCTGTGTTATCTGCCGAATATGATCCTATTTATAATCCTCGCGGTCCTCTGTTAAAGAGTGCCTCTATACAATTGAACGGAGTAGAGTTGGTAAAGCAAGAAGAGCAGTGGTTCCGTCAACATATCGCCTACAGACACAAATCGGGCGCGGCGGCCTATAATAGTTTTATATATGGCTATTCTTTTTCGGAAACGCCAGGCAAACATCAACCGCGTGGAACGGCCAATGCGTCGCGTCTACAGACAGTGCGGCTGACCCTGGATATCAAACCGCCTGGGGGAGCCTACGATAAGATGTGGGAAGTGAAGGTGTTCGTGATTACCTTACAATGGCTCCGGTTCCAAAATGGCCTGGGGAACAAGATGTTCAGTGATTAGGCGCCCCCGCTTATAGTTTTTATACACCACGCATAAAGATGGCTTCGGCGGGGTTGTTGAAGCTTTTGCATTCGGGCATTCAGGACGATCGCCTCATAGCCGCCAAAGGTTCCTTGAAGATCGACGATTTCCAGCGCGTCTATGTAAAAGCCGGTCGTTTCACCACGGAGTGGTACACAGTGGAATTTGATAACACCCCGGCATTTGGTACAACGGCGCGTTGTACAATCCCTAGGAGGGGTCACCTCATTACACGAGCTTTTCTGATGGTGACACTCCCAGACATCAGCACACGACAACTCGCTGCGAAGCAAGAGGCGGAAGCGAATAACAAAGCCTTTGCGGGCCCGACATTCGGCTGGACAAATTCCGTCGGCCACGCACTGGTTACGAGTGCGCAAGTAACTATCGGAGGAAATGCGATAGACACGATTGACGGAAGACTTATGGAAGTCCTAGATGAGTTCCACACGCCCCTTGAGAAGGTCACCACTCTGAATCGCATGATCGGACGCTCTGACAAAGGCTTCCAAGCAGGCTGGGATCTACGGACGCCTCTTATCCGAGAGCTGGCGATTCCCCTGCCGTTCTGGTTCCATCGCGGAGATCCTTCCGAGGCTCTTCCCATTGACGCAATCAGCTACGACAGTGTACAGATCTCCGTCAAGTTCAATAATCTACAGAACCTGATCACGAGCTCAGAGCAGTGCCAAAACCAGAATGGCATGTATTCATATCCCGTCATCACGGGAAGTCCATTTTTCGTCCATGACTCGGCCGGCACACCTATCTGTACAACGACCGGTCCTAATGACATACCAACCCCTGTTACACCCACTATTACAACCATGCAGACTACAGTAAAGGGCGCAAATTGTGGAGGAGATTATGTGCTCTTGACGCAAACAACCGAAACGCCTGGAGGCGGGGGCGGTGGCGGAGGCGGCGGGTCCGGCGGTGGTGGCGGCGGAGGAGCCACCGTAACATCCTTGGATATTCAATCCGCCAATATACTTCTGGAATATGTCTATCTGGACGGCCCCGAGGCGAATCGCATACGCCTAGGAGATCTTAGCTATCCTATTCTACAGCACTATGCGAAATCCACAGAAACCGCTGGGAATTCTAGTATAAGAATACCGTATCGTGTGCCAAATCCGACGAAAGACATGTATTTTTACGTACACAGGAGCGACGCCGAGCTAGTGAATGCGCCTTTCCTCGCTACCCGCGATATGACTTGCCCTCCCAAACACAATGGCTATACAACACAAACCACCTTTTCTGCCACACGATTATCCGTAAGCTCAGAAGTATTCTTGACCCTCGCTCACGAGTGTTTGTATGAAGTCGGCGACACCATCGCGCTAGAAAACACATCTTCTCCTCCAACCCAGTCCTTCAAGGGCTATATACTTTCCTATGACACAAACCAAAATACTATCAAGGTACATGTAACAAACGTCTATGGCGCATCTACCACGTTTCCATTACAAACATACTCTGTGCGCTATAATCCTGTACAACCCTGGTGGCCAGATGCCAGTGGCCTAGGTAAACATACATTTGAGCCCCTGATTCCTGCGTATTCCGACGCAGACTCAGAGCCTATTCGCGAGTTTTCCCTCACATATGAGGGCAAGATTGTGCGATACGCCACAGATGTGCCCTCCCTATTCCAGAGCATCTTACCAGCCATGGAGCAGCGCAAGACGCCTTGGCACAATAAATATTATTACCACATACCCTTTGGCACCCAAGGCGAGGAGTTCGGAATCAGTAATCCGATGGGCCATGCGAATCTAGACAAGATCATGAACATAGACTTGTTCCTGGAATTCAAGCCATCCAGGGGCTCTCTCCGAACAACGGGCACACAACCCTCTTACACAGTCTACACGTGGTTTGAAACCTATAACATTCTGCGCGTCTACGGAGGACGCGCAGGGCTCTTATTCGGGTATTAGTAGCTTCTTTCAAATCTAAAAATAACAAACTTAAGAACTGGGTTTCTTAACTTTGGCATTTTACGGTAAATCATGCGCGTCTAAAAAAACATCGCATCCACCCTGGTCATTGCAAGGCATCCATTGTCTTCCAAGGTCCAGCGCATTGTTTTTGTCTCGGGATCACGGGTCACACTAGCCGTACGATTCGGTATGATGACATCCGTGATTTCCTTCGCAATATTCACATCTTTCCCATCAGAGTTCACAAACGCCCAATTCACCTCATTACTCACAGGACGATACTGCACAGTACCTGTATTGAGTCCCTCAACCCACCACGCGAGAGAGAGATTCTTGAAAATCTCCTGATTGGCTTCATAAGGCACTGCCGAGCTGTCAGCCACTAGATTCGCGGCGTTAACAACCGTCAGATCTAACCCTTTTACACTTTGAAAGGAAGCATCCGCAAGCGCAGAAGGAGATACAGAAGCTTCGTACTTGGCGTTCATATACTTTTTACTCCTACAAATTATTTCGCCATAGGACGCCGGAAAAAACTGAGGCGATTGAGAGATTCATGGAAATCGTCGGGCTTGGCTCGGGCCGCCTCGGCCTTCTCCAAACATTCCTTCACCTTTACCGCCCACATGGCGGCTGTAGTGGTATCTTCTTCCGGGGGGAATATGATCGTGTCCCCCGTAGGTGTCTTTGCTTCGCTCGCAGAAGCTACCCGTTCCTCATACGTAACCTTTGTACCAGGTTCTTCTCCAATGCTCGTCCACTCATCATCAACAAATCGCGGGCGCGTATTTTGTTTAAACGGTGGTCTCTTGCCTTTGTAAAAGGGGCTATTGAAGATATTTACGTGTGACTCAGAATCTGGATTTGTCCACTTCCGCATCTCACCCTTAATCGTGGGCTTCTCATCTACTGATTCCATCTCATCTGCTGAGACCATCTCATCAACCGATTCTGCCACCTCCTCAACCTCAGAATCGGACGATGAGTCAAGCTCCAAGGCGGCGAACCGATTTTTCTGGAGGATAATATGCTCAAAATTGGATGTCCTGGTTCCCTTTGACTTCGGCATATACTATATTAATATAAGCATAGGCCTTAACCCTCTAAATTTGAATACTTGTAGCCCCTTTTACATCGGTCTCTCTAGCAGATATGGTCAATCTCCTGGTTGTGGAATCTCCTGCCAAATGTAAGAAAATCGCCGGATTCCTGGGCCAAGGCTGGATTGTTCTCGCCACCATGGGCCATATCCGCGCCCTGGAAGAGAGCCTGGACGCTGTTGGCCTAGAACGCGACTTTGAGCCACGATTCCGATTCCTGAAGGAAAAGGCGAAAGCGATGAAACCGATCATGGACGCTGCCGAAAAAGCTTCCGAGATATATCTGGCTGCCGACGACGACAGAGAGGGCGAGGCAATTGCCTACAGTGTGGCCTGTCTACTGAAACGCGATCCAGCCTCTCTCCCGCGCTCCGTCTTCCACGAAATCACGGAGACGGCCATTAAGGCAGCCGTACAGAACCCGAGACGCATTGACATGAATGTGGTGTATGCGCAACAAGCGAGGTCAGTCCTGGATATGCTGGTAGGGTTCACGATTTCCCCCCTTCTCTGGAAGCACGTGGCGCGCTCCCTTAGCGCAGGAAGATGCCAGACGCCCGCACTGCGTCTTGTGAGTGACCGCGAGAAGGAAATCAGCAACCATTCCTCCATGACCACCTGGAAACTGGCCGGCGAGTTCAGCTCATCAACTATCCCTTTTACATCCTCCATGGAAGACGAGCTAGAAGATCAGGAATCGGCTCTGAACTATTTGGAAAACGTACACGGCGATAAACGGGCCACAATAGATACTGTTATACAAAAGCCGTGGACAGCCAATCCTCCCAAACCTCTTATTACGAGTACATTACAACAGGAAGCCAGCTCCTTATACAAAATCAATCCAAAGTCGGCAATGAAAATCGCCCAGGAATTGTATGAAGCAGGGCATATTACGTATATGCGCACGGATCACGCTATTCTTAGTGAAGAGGCGGTGAAAGAGGCTCAGAATATAGTGTTAAAGGAGCATGGGGCCGAGTACGTGGGTCCTACAGTCAAGCAAGCTGTGCCGAAGAAGAAAGGGTCTGCCTCCGCAGCTCCTGCAAAACAGACACAAGAAGCCCACGAAGCCATTCGCCCCACTCACTTTGACCTGAAGGAGCTCCCACTGATGGAAGACTGGACAGCCAATCACCGAAAGGTATACACCCTCATCCACCGTCGCGCGCTACAATCGGTCATGAGCCAGGCGCGTGGTCAAACACGCACAGCCCATATAACCCTGGATGCCGACGAGGCAAAATTCCCCTGGTCTTCTTCCTGGCGCATGACCGAATTCGCAGGCTGGCAGATTCTCGGAAAACCTGCGCAACACGACGACGACGCTAATGCTGATGAGGAGTCAGAGGATGCTGTCATTTGGAAAAAGGCTCTGGAGCTTACCGAGGGAACTCGTCTCACCTGGAAGACGCTCACAGCCAGCCCGAAGAGATCCAAGGCTGCCTCCCGATTTACGGAAGCCACCTTGATTCGTGAGCTAGAGCAACGCGGTATCGGACGTCCGTCCACCTTCGCCAGCCTGGTGGAAGTCCTCTTTGACAAACTCTACGTGGAGAAAAACGACATTGCCGGCACGACTATTCAGAACACCACACTCTCTGTGAAGCCAGGAGAGTGGCCACCGGCAGCCACCACGACACAAATGACCCTCGGTGCCGAGAAGCAGAAACTCGTACCCACGGCCTTAGGAGACTCCGTGGTCCAGTTCTGTACGAAAGAATTCCCCCAGCTCTTCGCCTATGAATTCACCGCGAAGATGGAGGAGCGCTTGGACAATGTGTCAAAGGGCAGAGAGCAGTGGAAGGCTCTGTGCCGTGATACGTGGGACTCCTATAAGGCCGACCATCAGCGCCTCAGCGCATCTTCCTCGGTCCCATCTTCTTCTGAGAAGGTCAAGGACTTCGGCGGTGGCTTCAAGGCCGTGATGTCAAAGACAGGACCACTGCTTGTACAAGAATCATCGGACGAAGCCACCAAACCCACCTTTTACTCCTTTCCACCCAATGAGACGGTTCAAGGCATTACGGAAGAAGTGGCGCGCGAGTGGATAAAAAAACAAAAAGAAGATGCGAACATGGGGTTTTATAATGGCAAGCCTATTGTGAAAAAGAAGGGGCCGTATGGGATGTATTTACAGATGGGCGAGTTGATGATTCCGTATGTGGATACGGATACGCCCGAGGCAATCCAGGAGAAATTTCGGGCGAAAACGGAGTCTGCTGCTGCCAAATATGTCTTTGGGCCGTATACATTTAGCCGTGGACAGTATGGTCCATATATGTACAAACACGATTTGAAGACGAAGGTGTTTATCAGTATCAAGGATACGATTGACCCAAAGACGCTTACGGCTGAGGAGGCTCACGCACTGTACAAGGCTGGTGTGGAGGCGAAGAAGGCTGGCGGCAGCCGTGGCGGCTTCCGTGGCCGAGGAGGCAGAGGACGCGGAGGACGCGGGGGTCGTGGCGGTGCGCATTAAGAGTAGATGAGTATCCAGAATATCCAAGGATCCTGCGTAGACGGAATACTCAATCTATCTTGGATTCTCCTGGAAGACTGTGACGCAATCAGTGTCCAAATCGCACGCGACACGCAATTCACATCTTCCCCCAGAATGTTTATCGTCCCGAAGTGCTCTGGCTGTAGCTTGGATACCGGCAAAGGCATCTGGTTTTTTCGTATAGGTCACATGGCCAAGGGAAAAATAGAATGGATGCCTATGCGCCCACCATTACTCATCCAGACCACGAAAGAACCGCAGACACTCCATAAACCGAACTTTACCGTGATACATACCCAGCCCATTACGGATGGAATGCGCTTCCATATAAACTCACCAACCTCCTCTTACACAATCATTGAATACTCACAAGATACAAAATTCCACGCAACATCCACAAAGTCCAGGTACGTAACTGATGCTTCTCGGGGCTATGTGGACTGTGAAGGCCTTGAGCGAGACTTAATATATAGTATTCGCTTATCCACTCCGGAGAAGTCGGAACTTCTTCCGAAAAGTGCTGTACACCTTTTATCGGAGTGGATTGTCTTCCATGGTAAACGAGCCTTGAAACCTAGCAAAGCACATGGAGCAGAAGATCGTTCTCAAATGAAGCGGGACGCGGTTTTATTACGAGAAGCGAATGAGAGTAATAAACCCATGCGCTTCATAAATCATAGTGATTATACAAGATATCTCGCGGCAAAGGCGAGAAATACCGGAGAGATTTCTTAGACGATAGGGATGGACGTATAGTTGAAGGGTGATGCACCATAGTGGGGCTTGCCACTGTAAATGAAGAGACTTCCGACGAAGATGGTCGGTTGCATGTTGTTGTGGTAGTTGCTTCCGCCCGTATTGGTCGTTGTGAAATTGTGGACATGGCCAGGGTCTGTTAGAGCTAGCGCGGCAGGGCGGGTAACAACATCAGGTTCTCCAGCTGTAACATCTAAATCTGTGCCATTGTTGGTAGTAGCTCCCGTTGATGCAGAAACACGTATTAATCCGTAATTACCGTCCGTAGCAGGAGCATTGTGAGTAATACTCGTAGTTGCGTTGCTTGTAGTACCCGTGTGGCCGTGAGTAGGCATCTCGGGAATAGAAAGCGTATGCGCCTCCTCGCCCACTACTTGACCAAGAAGGCGATTCGTCGGGCCGGTGGGGCCAGTGTATCCTCCATCATTGGAACCAACAAAGCCAGGCACACAGCCTCTGGGGTCAGGAAGATAGAAGTTGCTTCCAGAGCCACCGAAAGAATAGCCAATCACATCAAACAGGAACTGGAATTGGTTAGTAGCTAGACTGCGTCCATCGCACTTCAACCAACCGAGGTGATCCAGATCCAGTGCCGAAGTCTTCGTATCACCCACCATCGGACGAGCGCGTGCCGTAAGTTCAAAGAAGTCGCGGTTTCTAGAAGCCATTTGTTTCTACTAGGCCAAATATAAAAACTGCACAATTAGAATGTCTAGATCTCCGTCGCCTTCCAACAAATCGGTAGATTTGTCAGGAAATCCCAAGCCTCCCAAGCCTAATAATGGTTGGACAAAGGAGCAAGAAGAGCTCATGGCCGGTTGGGCAGATATCGCAGCTTCCTATCGCTGGATGCATGACAAGGGTGAGAAGAAGATGGCGATTTCCAATATGTGGATTACTGTGCCTGTTATTGTCTTGTCCACACTCACAGGATCTGCGAATTTCATGTTAGAGAGTATTGTGGGAAACAATCAAGAGTCGCAGAAGTATGCGCAGATAGGTATTGGAAGCGTATCTATTTTTACAGGTATTCTCACAACTCTCGGCAACTTCTTCCGTTATGCGCAGTCGTCCGAATCTAATCGCGTAGCTTCTATTGCGTGGGGCAAGTTCCAGCGCCAAGTGGCCGTAGAGCTCGCCCTACATCCGAAAGAGCGTATAGATTCCATGGATTTCTTGAAGATCTGCCGTTCCGACCTAGATCGTCTCATTGAGCAATCGCCTCCTATACCCGATGATATCATCAAGGAGTTTGAGACGGAGTTTGAACATATCAAGGATTTCAAGCGCCCTGATATTGCGCACGGTGTGGATCACACCAAGGTATTCAACTCCAAGGATGAGCGTCTCAAGCAAGTGGCAACAGATGCCGCCGTCTTCTTACAGCAGAAGCGTAAGGTATGGCATGAGGCGATGATGCCCGATGTAGATAAGCGTCTGGAGAGGGCCGTCGCAGATTTATCAGGAACTATCTTACAGGCCATGCACGAGCGTGTGGAGAGTCTAGAGAAACAGGTAATACAGCAACAGGAATCTCGCAAGGGTATTCAACATCCGATGTCATTTACCAGAAGTACCCTGGTTGACAGGGGCAGAACGATGTCCAGGCGCTCTCTAGATGAGCCGAAGAAATCGGTGTCGTTCAATCCTCTGAAAGATCCGAATGGTCCTGCAACAACAACTACAGATGTTGTTGTCACGGTGAATGAGCCTGAGGAGGAGAAAAAGTAAAGCCGCCGCGGCCGCAAGCCCTCTAAAAAATTGATTCGTGCCAGGCCCCGTATGGCCTGTCCCGCTTACAATGTTCTGGAACCCGAACGCCCCTCAGCAGACCCGTATCTTCAACTGGAACTCTATTCTCGCGGAGTGGAGCCAGTCGCTCGTGCCCTCCGCATATATTGAGACCGTGCAGAAGAACCTGAGTTCTGCCACGGCGAACAATTCATTCCCTTTGACTCATTTCCTGACGTATTTGAACGAGGAGCAAGATGGTATTGCCTGGCTGATCTACGAGATTTGTGCTACGCGGTGGATGTACGGGCGCGTTCGCACGGATTACCTGCGCGGTCTCGTGTATGTCCTTGATTCCGTGGATGTGCACTTCCCCGCATTCGTGGGCAGCCCTCGCGACTCAATGACCATCCGCCAGTTCCTGGAGGACCAGCTGAGCGCCGAGGAGCTGGAGATTGTGGAGATGATGCCTCGGCTTGTGCCCAATCCCCCGAGCATTCGGCGCGAGCGCTTTGAGGCACGCCAGCGCCACCGCGCTTCTGCTTCTACAGCAGCGGCCGCGCCTGCTGCTGCGCAGCGCGAGACTCGCCCTATTACTCTCCGCTTCATGCGCCCTGAGCTTGATGAGAAGCACGATGACGTGGTCAATATTCACCGTATGGGCGATGACGCTTTCAACATTGTATTCCGCGATAACAGCAGTGTGTATAAGAGCCGTGTGCGCAGCCTCACGCGCACTGAGGTGATGGAGTATCTGAGCAACACTCTGCGCTTGGTGGCCATTGACGAGCAACCCTTTGCGAGTGTACAGATTCTCGCGCCGAATATGCCGACTGTGGTGATTAGCCCGAAGAACATGACCTCGCAGACTCGCGACCTGATTTACGACACGGTGCTGACAACGATGAACAACTGGCCAGTAGCCATCTAAAAAATATATTTGAGAACTCTAGCAGCGTTGAATAATTTTTAGTTCGGCGCGGGCTTGAATGAGTTGTTTGTGGGCTGCCACCACTTCTTTCATTTTCATGTGGGCTGTATTCTTTTGAAGGCTGATCTCCATGGCTGCTATCTGTTGCGTGAGGAGACTCACACGCGCATCTGGGACCTCTTCATCTGACTCCTCAGAATCCATTGCGTCGTCCTCTTGCACCACAGGAGCAGGATCAGGAGCAGCCGCAGCAGCATCCGCCGCTGTATCCGCTGCCGCCGCCGCTCGCCACCACGGAGAGAACTTCACGCGCGCCCCAGGAGGATACTCGCAATCAAACCAGCCGTACCAGTTCCCAGGGACAGCCACTCTCTTGCTAAATCTCCGAAAACAGCTCGCGCAGATATACATGCTGGCCTCGCCATCATCCACGCCTATCTTCACCTTCGGCCCAGCTCCGCATTCCTTGGTCGTGTGAAACTTCTCGCCGGTGCGAGGAAAGACTTGCTCGCAGTCCAGTACACGGGCTTGACACACAGCCATAGTTGCGTTGAAACAGGTAGACCTTCCTTTTACACAATCCGCGTAATTCAATTTTTACTGCCCTTCTTTTCTCGGAGTTCATAGACTTTTTCTAGCCACGCATCAACCTTCTCATTGAACTGCCTTTGCGAGTTATCAGGTATTCGGTAGCCTGAGGAATCCAAGTAGCAAAATCTGGAGAGATGCTGTTTTCCGTCAATCGTGTCATAGGGGAAGGACATCCAGAGGACGGCCACAGCTCTTTGTGGAATGTCAACATAGGGATATACACTCTTGAACTGCGAAGGCAAGTAGATCTCATGTGCGCCTTCATATGCCTCGTTCTTGAAGATAGATTTCAGGCCTGTGAAATACTCTTTCAAGAGGCCTGTGTATTTGCTGTAGGCCACGTGGTCGTACAATGACATTCTGGTGGTAGACCAAAAAATATATTGACCCCCAGCTTCAATTTTTACGAAAGAGCCCCCCGTAAAAATTGAACAACCCTTTTACACCTTTCTACAGTCCCCAGCCAAACATGCATACCCTCAAAGTCGGCGACAGCGCAATCTATACGACATCCCTTGGGAACAAGTTCTCCGTGCTTATCTTGGATCTCTTGGAAACAGGGTCCTACTTGATTCGGCGCGATGGAGTCTATTATGAGGGAACCCATGCGCCAGATTTCCGCGTATATGAGTGCAAGACACCCAATCTCCGTGAGTTGAAAGAACCCGCGATATTTACTGGGAAGGGCTGGGCCACTCTTGAGTACCGCGCTCCAGAGCCTGGGGATGACGAAAAACGGGCTATCTGGGACGCACAGCTCAAGAAATACGAGGAAGATATTGATGCAAAGTGGCTGAGCTATGCGCACATCAAGCAGGGGGCGACCGTGGAATGCTACGAGTGGAATTCTTGGACTGGCGAACGCTTTCTACAGTTCGTGGGGAAGATCACCTACATCAAATCCGACTTTACGTTTTACGCCATTGACAAGGAAGGAAACCATCGCTCGGGACGACTTGCGCAGCTCAGGGTCATTGAAGATGACCCTTCCATCCCTGGCGAGTCGTTGGGCGCGACGGTGCGCGCTACGGCGGAGGAGATCTGTCGTTAAAAATATATTATTTCCCTTTTGCCCTTCCTCCTCTTTTGCCCCCTCCTCCCCTTTATTTTTCTTTAGCACAGCTTTAATTACCCAGTTGAGTAAGATGCTGTTTGCGTTTGAGACGGTGTCTGGTTTTCCTTCTCTTCTGCTTGCGTATTTTACTGCGTGTGACTCCCCCTTGGTGGTGCTCCTCTAACTCTACATCCCATGCATCCATTAATTCATTCAATGTCCTATAACAGCCCATAACTATACTATTTATATAATAACATACTCCCTGGTTGTCCTCGCGATACACTGCCTCGCCACTAGGATCCCTCGATAATTTACGTCGCAATCTAACTGTTCGCGTACGACCATACGCTCTAGGATTACTATTCGGTATACCCTCTGCCCAGCGAACACTCATTTATAATATATATCAAGAAAAATATATTGTCCCCTCTCCCTCCTTACTTACCTCCCTCCTAAATTTATTTTTGTTTAGCACCACCACGTCGCAGGGGCCGTGCCCATGTGGAAGTGCTGGGTGCCGCCTTTTACCAATGTCCAAGGCTCGGAAAAGGATTGGTAGTGGTTGATAGTCCACTTCAGCAGCTGCTCCACGCTGATGTTCGCCCGTTTTGCGATGAATTCCAGGGCGTCCTGGTGGGTTTTAATGGTTTTGGGATCGGTCTTACCAGAGTGCTTCGCGAGGTGCTTGGCGAAGCGCTTCGTCGTGGGCGAAGGCCAGTTGGGGTGGTTGTAGTTAGGCTTGGGCTTTGCTACAGGCTCGGGCTGCGCCCCTACCACAGGCTCGGCAGCAGGAGGCTCGGGCTTTGCCCCTGCCACAGAGGCGGCAGGGCAGTCAATGCAGCCCGCAGTCCCGCAGACCGTGGGTTGGTCCTCTACCTCAGCGATAGGCCATGCGCAGCAGAGGCCTTCCGCCTCCTCAATGCCAGGCAGGGGCGAGGGCTTCTCCACCACCGCGCTGTCGCGGAAGAAAGGGCGCACCAAGCCCTTCAGGAATTTCTCAACCCTCTCCGTATCCTCCTCTTTCACCTGCGGGAGGCGGATAATGGGTGGGGGCATGGGTGACGAAGTGCCGCGCGCCTCCCCTGGTGCTACCGCTCGCGGAAGCGCCTCCCCGCCAAAGAGCTCGGGGTTCGATGCCATCAGCTTCTGGGTGGGGCCCACGAGCTCGCGCAAGGCCTCAACGGACTTTAGGAGCTGTTCCCTGTCCCAATCGGCCTCCGCTAGCTTTGCGCGAAGTTTCTTCGCCTCCAGCTGGGCCACAGAGGCGGCGTGGTTCGCCTCGTCGCGCCAGCGGGAGTGGTCCGCTACCTGGGCCTCGAGGCCTTTGATCTCGGCAACCTTCTCCTCCATGTCCCGCTTGGCCATGTCTGCGTGCCACGCCATCCGCGCCTCGTGGGCCCTCACGTCTTTCCGCAGGCGCTCAATCTCCTCTTTCTCCCACGCCGTCGCCTCGGCGCGGCACTTGTCCTCTTCGGCCTTCTGCCGCAGTGCCTTGTTCTCTGCAGCGCTCAGCCTCTCAATGAATGAGCGCACCGCCGCGCGATCCCTCACCGCAGCCGCCACCTCGTCATCAAGCTCCTTGCGAAGCGCCTCCACCTGGGCCTCAAGCTTCTCTTTCGCCTCTGCGCTGGCGTCAAGCTCCTGCCTCAGGTCCACCTTTTCGAGGATCGCTTCGTCGCGCTCCCCGATGAGGCGGATGTAGCCCGCCTGGTGATTTTCCCCCTCCTTGCGCACAGCCTCAAGCTCTTCGCAGACTGCCTTGTACACCGGCGTCCACTTTTGGTCTGCGAAGGCGTAGCCATCCGCGTAGCCACGGCGGCGGGCATCGTGCCTCATCTTCTCCGCAGCCTCGCCCACGGCGTTGGAGGCCTCCGCGCTCGCCTCCGTCACCGCGGCCATCTGCTTCTTGTGCTCGGCCTCCAGCTCCTCGAGCTTGTCCTTCATCACGTCCTCCGTGTCCTGCACGCCCTGCATGGCACCCGCTTCCCACGCCTCCTCCAGCTCGCGCTGGTGCCGGGCCTCCACGGCCTCCAGGTCCTCCTTACGCGCCCGCTCAATATTTGCCAGGACCTCTGCGTGCTTGTCCTCCAGCTCCTTCAGCTTGTGCTTCATCGCGGCCTCCGTATCCTGCACGCCCCGCGTGGCACCCTCTTCCCACGCCTCAAAGCGCTCGCGATGGTCCTGTGTCTTCAGAGCATACATCTTCTCCTCGCACGCCTTCTTCATCTCGTGCACCTTGTTCTGCTGGGCGACGGCGGTGGCGGCGAGGCGCTGCACGATGGGCACATCGGCTGACGCAAGGGTCCAGCCCACAGCCTTGCGCGCTGCCTTCATCTCGCGACACTTCTCGTGGGTCCAGGCGTCCCGCCACCAGGGCGCAAAGGAGGCGGGGAGGCGCGCCAGGCACTCTGCTGCGAGCTTGTTCAGGAAGTTCTCCTCTAGGCTGGCCTCGTGCAACTCCAGGATGCCGTCATACCACTCAGCCGCGTCGGCGATCACTTCGCGGCAGTTGTCGGCACGCTGGCGCAGGACGAAGAGCCGAACTGCGTCCTTCCCGTGAACCGATGCGAGCGCAAAGTCCTCGGTATACTCATTGATGCCCTCATCAATGTGTTCGGAGCAGGTCTCGCAGAGGCCTTTTACGGCATCGTTCTCGCTGATATAATTTTGGCAGATGTCACACAAGAGCACCTCTTCCTCGGCAAATATCTCGGATTCCACCTGCGCCAGGGAAATAGGCACTGCCCCTGCCGCGGCAGGCGAAAGGCTCGCGTAGGAAAGCTTGGAAGACATCGTTGGTTTGAAGGGGGGACTTCCATACACCACCCGCCACCAGTTCAATTTTTAGAAAATCCTCTTTACAAAAGAGCACATAATAAAAAATGAAGTGGTAGCGGGCCATCTAATCACGTCCCCCCCACACACCAATCCCTTTAACACAATGACCACCGCATCCGAGAAAAAGAGCACCGACGTTTGGGACAAGGTGGAGCGCGCCCTTTCCACCCTGTCAACGGAAGGGATGTTCGCCTCAGTTGAGTACTTCACGTTCAATAAAGAACGCGAGCTTGCGCTCCTTTCGCAAGGGGGCCCAGAAGGCCGAGAGGTCCTGATTCACTGTACCCTCTACTTCCGAGACACAGATGATGAGGGCAATCCCGCAGGACTCTACTACCTTGACAAGGAGCGAGACACCATGCGCGATTTGAGTGGAAACTGTACCTTCTGTGGCGCACACGTTGATAAGCCACGCGAACAGCTGGACCTCTCACCATTGAACCCTGGACGTTACAAAACCAAAAACCGATTCCGATGCCCTATAAACTTCTGCGGACACTGGGCACCGCCCTCCTTCAAGCGTAAAACCTACGCTGGCATCTTTCGCATCGTGTACGGGGGCGAGACTATCTTTGAGGAACCCGCGAGCGATTCTCAAACAGAGCGCATGACGAACGAGGAGCAGATTGACGCTATCAAGCGCGTCATCACCAAAGCATTTCAGTAAAAAATAAATTTTAGCAAAAGGACAATATATTTTTGTTTGGAAATATCTTTCTAAGGAAGCAGGCTAGTAAGTCACCTCTGACCATGTGGGAAGGCTCTCAAGTTGCGCGTCAAACCATTTCCACCACGCCTCCTTATCCATGGGCGTCTTACAGCGCGTAGGCCAGAACGTGCGCCTGCTAGGATCGCACACGCGCCAGCCACATGCGTGCGCACCCCCCTCCTTAAAAGGCGGGCCATTGTTCATATATATCCTCCACACGTCGTGCATACTCTTGCCGTATTTCGTAGCCACCGCATCGCCGAGGTTAGGGTCATCCGTGGGACCCTGCCCAGCCTTGTGCCCGCTACAAGAGCTGGAGTGCGGCTCCTTCTGAATGCGCCAGCCGTCTTCCTCGGCACAGCCAGGCTCGCCCGCCTTTGGCCCGCCCTCCTCCTTTGAGTTCCGCTGGACGGTGAATCTTTCTGCTTGAAGCTCTGCCCAAACTTCGGGCGGAAGCATCTCAAGACTCACGCACAGGTGGCTCTGCATGAGGCCCATTGTAGATGTAGGGGTAGACCAGACAATCCCTTTTACACCCATTTCAATTTTTACTAAAGACACTCCGTATACAAAGACACTCCTTACAGAAAAAATATTTTCCCCCGTTGAATCCTATAAATATCTAGCTAGCATTTGCGTCAAGCAGAGCCTTTTCCTTTTCCTCAATCTGTTCACGTAGTTCCAGAATCTCAGCCTCTAATTCTTTTTCGCGGCTCGTTTTCTTGAAGGGCGGTGTAAAGCTATAAATATATCCCGCAATTCCTTGGGGAATTCCTGCGTCATCGGCAATCTGAATCGCATCCAGCAGATCGGATTTTTCTTTTTGGGTACAGCGCCAATACCCACGTGGCTCCTTTCCGCCCAACTTATACCAAGAGATCATTGGGTTATCCCCAGTACCTTCAAACCCTCGCGAAATAACTGCGTCCATCGTAAGGTGTATGCGTGCCACCGTGCGCCAAAGGAACAACCCCATCTTTTTCGGACACCAACGGGGAAGCACATCTAACTCCAAACAGCCAGCGCACCTTAACAAGCCATCGGCAACAACTTCGTGGACAAAGGTTTCCATGGTCTGCTCACAGCTCTCGGCAACAAGTACGCCCACTGCCTTCAGCTCTTCTACAGCCTCCTCCTTCAAACCGCGCGTGGCAGGGAGCAACACACAGGTCTGGAAGCCGTTTTCCTTCGCGCCCTTGGCAATGGCGGCCACATCCAATCCGAGGACAATGACGTGCGTGGTCCCTTTGTAGCGAAGGAGATCTAAGAGCGCAGGATTGAATGTACCACGCTCCTTCACCCATGACGCAGTATAAGTAGACTCGTGGAATTTACCCGCCTCTTTGAAGGGCTCACTCACCCTCCTATGCTCGTCAATGTTAAAGACGCCCGTGTAGGACTCACTGGTGTAGTTCCAGAAAGCCCTCTGAAAGGCGCGAATATCTTGCGCAAGCGTCTCAGAGCCATTCATAGACGCCGAGTCCGTGTAAATCACGGCGAGCGAGGTATCTAGGCAAGAAGGCTTAGGCATTGCGTTTGTGTTAAAGGGGGACTAAAAAATCGTGAGGACCATCGTTTCAATTTTTTTCAGTCACTCAAATGGGCGAATACGCCACCGCTGCGAGCCATGCGTGCTCCCGCTCATCGGCAACCTTAGAGAGTGACTGTAGGGCTTTTAATTGTTGCTGGGCGGCGCGGTTGGAATGCGCCCAACCGTCGGTACTGCAAGCCACTTCCATCCATTCCAATCGCTGACGTAGACTTAACGTGGCATTTAATACGCTTTTGTCATGATAGGACGCGGGCGATCCACCTGTTGACGCCAGGATCAGGGTGACCATTGCGTCAAGCATCGCAGAGTTCAGCCGATGTTCCGATGTCGCAAGCTCTCGGAACAGTCTCTCTAGGAATGACAGGCGTTTCAGCACGTCCTTTTGGATGTTCATCGTGTCGTGCTCGTGGATTTCTTGGCTCTTTACAATCTCTTCCTCGCACTCCTCCTCCTGCTCCTCCTCGCACTCCTCCTCCTGCTCATCCTCCTCCTGCTCATCCTCCTCCTCGCACTCCTCCTCCTGCTCCTCCTCCTCATCGTCATCCTCCTGCTCCTCCTGTTCCTCCTGCGCCTGAGGATTAGGATCGTAAGTGATGAATAAATAGATGGAGAAGGCCATCAATACCGTATAGAGAGGCCCAATAAAGTTTTCAAAATTCTCAAGGGTCGCATGGTGGGAAATCATGTTCGTAGTAGTGATGAACAGATAGGGCATTCGTATGGAGGCGGACTTCCCTTCCAGCTGACAGCCCGTTTCATTTTTATTCATACAAAGAGCGCGCCAGTACCCTATACTCTTCACACACCTGTAAATATTTCTCGTGTTTCTCTAATGAGACCTTATTCGCCTCTATCTTCTTCACAAGAGGCTCATCCAACTTCATCAAATCATTCACGACAGCCTGTGCTTTTTCCTTGGCAGCCTGACACTGCTCTAGATCCTTGCGAATGCGTTCTTGCTCGGCCATAGTTCCAGACCTGTTATTCCACTTATTAAAGGAAGCCGTCTTAGCGTTACGATCGGCCAGGATCTTGTCCATACGCTCCACAGTCTTTTCTAAGGCCGCCTGCGCACCAGCAATCGCCACAAGATTTTCCTCGTGCTCTTTTACAATCCGCGGATCAATAGGTTCAGGAGCAACCACAGGAGGGAGGGTATTCTTCAAAAGCGCTTTGATGTCCGGCCAACAGCTCGCATTATTCTGTGGCCACATTTCTGATAAGGGACCATTAAAAATACCAACCTCCCTATTCAAATTTATGTCGCAGTGGCCAAACCAAGACCCCACCGCGACCTCAAATCCCTCGCCTCCTCCCAGTCCATCGTCCAATCCACCATGCGTTTCGCACTCCCATACACAACCGCATAGAGTTCTTCCGTGAACGGCAAAGTCCGCCCATAAAACCGCGCCTTCGTCTGTACGAACCACTTCTCCACCCAAATATCCTCTAGCATCCGCGCCAGAGGATGATCACTCTCACGGAGCTGTTTCGCATGCTCTCCACTCATCCAGAACTCCAGAAGCCACTCAGGATACAAAGTAGCAGCATCATCCAACAGCTTCATCACATCACGCTCCTGAAGCCCCACCATCATACCCCGAGGGAAACAGAAGAGACCCTGATAGAACAGCTCACATCTCCCTTTTACACAAATCAGGCGAAGTATGTCGGCGTTATATACTTGGAAGGGACCATAAGACACCACATTCCACCATCGGAACATCTGCTCAATTGTGCCCTTGTACAAAGAAGGATTCCACTCAGGTCGAATCTTCGTGTGGCGTGAACATAGCATCCAGAAATACGCCCAGAACTCTTTTCGGATAAGCCCGCCCATTGCCTTGGCAGTTACCTCAAGCAGTCCTAGCCGAAGCCATTCTTCCACAACCTCTCTTACACCTTGTTTACGGAGATGTAGGAATTTCAAAGGATTGTTCCTTTTTTGACCAAGCATATCCTTGAAAGAATATCCTCTATGAGAGGAGCACAGATGTCCTTCCTGTGCGTTATTCCTACATGTTCGGTAACTCATGTCATCTTTCTCAACGAGTGCTAAGCATCTTGTCATTGTGTAAGAGGAGACTATCAAAAATATGTGGATGTACAATTCATTTTTTAGATGGCCTCAATATCTACTTCCTCTGAGTCCTCTTCCTCCACCTTGTCGCTGAAGATGAACCCGCCCTGATCCTCCTCTTGCTCTTCGTAAATGGCCTTGTGAATCCGCCCTGTCTGGTAAAGTTGCTCTGCCGTCCGCGAGTCCACTAGACCGTAAATTTCAAGTGACACATCCTTGCCTGCTTCTTTGATCAGCTCGGCTCCCTCTAGCACCACAAAGTCACCGAGTCCAATGTTCACGCGCTTTCGCCCGTTGGAGCTGAAGAGCCCGCGAGGAGTGGCGAGGAGGCCAGTGTGTAGCCTCTCACCGTCGTGGAATTTCACGTGGAAGCGCCTCCCGCCGAGAATCTTCTCCACACGCGCGAATTGATTCTTTTCGGAGGAAATTGCTACCTTGACAGCCTGGCGCGATTTCTCCTGTGCTTTCATGCTTTTCTTACTGGGAGGCATTTTGGTGTTGGGACTAGTATTCGCCTTGACCCCGTGTTTCAACTTTTATAGACCAAAAATATCTTGTCCCCCGCCTCCCACCCACATCACCCCACAACCGCAGACCACCCCTCTGACACAATACGAACATCTCGCACAAAGGGAACGGTGGTCTCAAGCGAGGCAATGAAATCCTCACAGAGCTTCTTGAGCTCCTTGCGCGTGTAGGGAGTCACGCGCTGCACGTGTTCTAGATCTGGGTTACTGAATTCCTTGCTCTTTTCAATAACAATCGCGCGGAACCGCGAGTTGTACTGGACAAGCTCAGGGTACAGAGGAAGAGTGCGCCAGATCTTCAAGCTCAGCCTGTTGCGCGCGAGGTTGCTCTTGGCATCGCGTTGCTTGAAAACCAGTGACTTCAGGTGATCACTCGCCATCTTCAAATATAACTCTAGCACGGCATCCTTGCGCAGGGGAATGCTTAGCCGGTCTTTGCGGGGGAGGAGGAGGTTCGCCGTGACGCGCGAGTTGTAGTCTAGGTAGGGGAAGATCTCGTAGTAGATCATGTCCGTGGGGAGCTGATCAAAGAGGTGCTGGACACTGGCCATGGTTGCTGGTGGGTATAGGGGACATGTTATACACTGCCCCGCCACCTTCAATTTTTATGAAAGAGGCTACTCGTCTTCTGCTTCAGTATGGTTTCCAAACAAAAAAGGTTCTTTTTTTCTTTTTGCCTTTTTTGTGTTGTGTATCCCGTACCTTGTCCCCTTTTCTTTTATTTTCCGTTTTCCCCTTGACCCAAACTTCCTTTTACTCCTCGTCCACGGCTTCGGCCTCCTCTGCGTTGAGCCCCCTGCACCCGCCCTCCTTTTGCTCCTGCTCGATATCCGTAATGAAGCTGTCTGGGTCCAACTCCATGAATGGCGCAATGAGCCTGCCGATGGGGTTTAACACGCAGTTACAGCCCTTGAGCTCGCAGGGCATGCGCCCCTTTACCATCGGTAGCCAGAGGAGGGCCACCACCTCGTCAATGATCTTTTGGGCGTCCACCTTGCCCTCCACATCCCACGGACCTGCCTGCGCCATCTCCTGGCGCTTCAGCAGCAGAGCAGTCATGGATGTAACCACCGCTGACATCTTGCTGGGCCACGTGAAGGAGGCGTCCTGAAAGATCTCATCTGCCGTGCGCCCCACAAGGCTGGCCTTTTCCTCGGCAGACAGCTCGTCGTGCGCGTTTTTCAGGAGCTCGCCCATCTCCTGGTAAAGGCACGTCTGGCACTTCATCACCTCCTGGCAGAAGCAGTCGTCATCCTCAGCCTGGTGGTGGATGCAGATGAATCCACAGTCCTCGTCGTCCTCTGACATGCAGCAGGCACAGTCGGGCTTACGGCCTTCTAGCCAGGCGGTGTAGAGAGGCAGGAACAGCCTGATACAGGGCATTTTGGTCGTTGAAGCGAGCTTTGGAGAGTTTTCTGGTTTGTGGTCGCCACACAGCAGACTTGCCAATTGGTAACATCGGCGAAATCAATTTTTATCGGCGCCTCTTTATAAGAGGCTGTGAAACGAGGGAATCACCCCTACAAAAAAGAGGCTCTTTTGGCCCCTCTTTTGTTCCCCCTTTTTTCTTTCCTTTTTCCCTGTCTGTACCCCTCCCCCTATTTTCTTTCCTTTTTCCCTGTCTGTACCCGTCCCCCCTTTTTCTTGTTTTGCGCTTACGCCTTGGCGGCCTTCTTGGCAGCCACCTCTACCAGCCTCGGTGAGCGCCGCCGCGGGCGCGACGCCGCCACCGCGGCGGCGACCAGCTGCGCCTTGGACGCGCCCAGCTTCGCCTTGGTCGCGCCCAGCTTCGCCTTGGCATCCCGCAGCTTATTCTCAATCACCAGTGACCGCTTCCGCAACTGCGCGTGCTCCCTCACCTCCTTATTCAGGCTCCTCCGCGTCTCGACCGCCAGCTCCCCCATCGAGTACGCGCGCGCCTTGGCCGTGCCCAGCTGCGCCTTGGCCGTGCCCAGCTCAGCCTTGGTATCGTCCAGCTTCGCCTTGGTCGCACCCAGCTCAGCCTTGGTCGCACCCAGCTCAGCCTTGGTAGCGTCAAACTCCTTGCGAAGCGCGTTGTACGCCGTCTCCAGCGCGGCTTCCGACACGCATACTTCACCTGACTGTGCGAGCAGCTGCTCAAGCTCTTCGCACAGCCCCCTGGCCAATATCTGGAGCTCGTCGTGGGGAGCATTGTAAATAATCTCGTGCACGGGAGTCAGATTGCTCTTGTAGACCGCATATTGAACCAACTTGCGCGTGGCAGTCAGATTGGAGACAGACGACATTCTAGGCTTGGATTTTTTTGTCTAGCTGGTTGTTGCTAGGCGGGAGACTGGAAAATGGGGCTGGCTGATATTCAATTTTTTCCGGCAGGGGGCTTCCAGGGGCTAGAACCCCCTTGGAAGCCCCTAGAACCCCCTGGAACACCCTAGAACCCCCTAGAAGCCCCTGGAAGCCCCTAGAAGCCCCTGGAAGCCCCTAGAAGGGGTACCCTTGTACCCCCT